GTAATGTTGGTGGCACGGGAAGCCGTCCCTCCAGACTCATCCCATTTGTAAATAGCTCCACCCCGATAATTAATAATAAGGTCTTCACCGTAGTTATCCTGATTCCATAATCTAAATTCTGTAGGAGTACCATACCCCCAAGAACCTGAGTTCCAACTACTAGCACCCCAACCACCTAATAAGGATTGCTGGTCTTCTCCAGTTGGAATTTCAAATTTAAATGTTAGAGAGCCTCCAGTATTGGAAGTCGAACCAGAAGCAGTCGTATCTACTGTTATATCAAAATTATTGGCATCTACAACAGCTACCGTATGATTTTTATTAATTTCTGCAATTGGAATACCATCAACTGGTGCTCCAAGGCCAGATATAGTAACAAAATCACCAGTTGCACAACCATGAGATGTGACAGTAAACCGCACAGAAGTTGTGCCATTTGTTGTCATAGGATTGTTTACAGTTTGCGTAGCTCTTAATGGTGTAATGTCATAATAAATACCGTCGTTTAAAACATAGAATTTACGATTAGTGCCTACACCTAAATATTGATTGCCGTCAAAATCAGACCATTCAAATAATGTTCGGCAACTACCCACAAAAGTATTATCAGAATACTTTTCCCAACCACCTATTTTTTGAGGAAGACCAGATTGGAAACGAACAAGATTACCATCAGTCCAGCCACCTTCGTCTGTATAGTCTGTTGTTTCTTTATTTATTCCTGGTCTAAAATTAAATTTCGCTAACGGCATCTTGTAGTTCTTCCACTTTCTCTTCGAGGTCTTCGATTTTCCAGATAGCATCTTTCAATGCCTGAGTAAGTAAAGGAACCAGCTTAGAATGATCTAATTGCTGCAAAATTGGTGCGTCTGTTACTGGATCAACAGCGTCCTTGTCACCGGTAACTGCATGAGGCACAACTTCTTGTACTTCATGAGCTATAAAACCTTCTTGTCTTGTAGGATTAATAATATCCTTAAACTCATATTGAATAGGGCGAAGGTCAAGAACCCTTTCACATGCATCTTCTATATCACCAAGTTCATTTTTCTTTCGATAATCAGAAGTTGTATTATAAGAGGCGTTTGTGCCGTTATTTGTAATAGTGCCTACAGTTGTTGCACCATTTAAAAATGTCATATGTGGTATACCAGTACCTTGATAAGATTTATACATAGCATCTGTATCTAAATAAGATGTAGCATTAGTTGTGGCACCTGTTGTTGTTCTACCTGCGTAAAAAATATTACCTGTATTATCTATGCGTATTCTTTCAGCTGAACCACCAGTTACAAAAGCTAATTGATTTGATGTTGCCTGTATTTCGTTTCCGTTAATATTAACACTATCAACAGTTAAATTAGTAGCAGGTGCATTAGAACCAATATCAACACCATCTATAGTTCCAGCATCAATATCGGCTTGATCTAAATAAGCAATACCATCAATGTATAAGTTTCTCCATTCATGTGTTGCAGAACCTAAATCATGTGTGTTGTCGGTTGCTGGAATAACACCTTCTGTCAAAAGAGTGCCTATGCCATTTTTTATATTACCGTTTGTTGCTCCAAGACCATCAGAAAAAATCATAGCTGTTGCACCATTTGGTACTGTTACTGTTGTACCAGATGAGCCTTGTTTAAATACTAAATTAAAACCACCTGTTGTAGCATTTTTTACATACCAAGTTTTTTCTAAATCATTTGGACTTAGTGTTATTGTTCTATGTGCGGTTAAAGTGCCAGTAAAATTAATGTATTTATTTCTTGCAACTGAGCTTGAACCATCAGCAATAGCTAAAGTTGCGTTAGCATCTGATAATGCATGACTAATATAACCAGATATTGCCTGGTCAACCAATTCCATATTTGTGTTTGTACTTGTACCCCAGGTACCTGACTCCTCACCTGTGCCTATTAATTTTATACCTAAATTACTAAATGTAGCCATTACGCAGCAATCCTTACCCAGTTTGGAGTTTGACTACTATCTACTTCTTGCCAAATAGATATGTCGCCAATACTTCCTGTCATACTTAATCCAGTTGGGAAGATATCAGAACCAAAGTTCATTTGAATAAATCCAATATCTCCAGTTGCACTTACTCCCGTTGGGAATACGCCAACACCAGTGCTTACACTAACACTTCCTTGAGATGATGTCATTCCTAAATTAACACTAGCTCCAATAGATACTGCCATACCCATACCAGAGTGAGCACTACAATATATATATAATGTTGAAGGTGTAGAATCTGTAATTGTTATGGTTGTAGAGCCTGTAGAACCAGGTGAACCAGAAATACTTACATTAGATGTATATTCTGAACCACCGCCATGTGTACCGTCTGGCGTTGTTGAAAATCTTAATGGATGGCCTCCGTTTGAATTATCTGTTTGATCAAACACATAAGTAAACCCTACATGCAATGTAGTTGGCATTGATAATGCACCATCAATGTAATATTTGTTTCCTGAACCAGCGTTGCCAGAAACCTTAACTGAGAAATTTTGATTTTGTCTTGGCTTAGCTGTAACACTAGTTTTTGCAGTTTCATCACCAAGAACGGCATCCATTGCAATTCCGCTTGGAAATACATTTGGAGCTAATGATACTAATTCATTACCTAAAGCAGATGTAGCTGCAATACTGTTACCTGTAACGAATATAGTTTCATTGCCAACAACTTGTAAAGAGTAAGGTCCAATTGTTTGGAATGCAGCTTGAACGCCTGTTACACCAAATACTCCACCAAATTGAACGGCAGGGCCTGTAAGTTGTGTTTGTGCTTGAACGCCAGTAGGTAATACAGTTACAAATTCACCAGCCGCAGCAGTTCCTATTTGTCCTGTACCTGCAAGACCTGTCGCAGATATAACTACACTTGTTGAGCCAGTTGTACTAAATGTATCTTGTGCGTATGTAGTAAATCCATAAGACATTTTTTATGTCTCTTCAACTTCACCTGACGGATGAATTGTTATAATTTTACCGCTTTGATATTTAATTACTTTTTTTACAGGTTCATTTGTGTATTCGCCATTTTCATCTACAATTGGATTACCTTCTTCGTATGAAACAATAAATTCTGGATTTAAAGTAAAACCACTTTCTGGTGTGTAACAATATTTAAAACCTTCAAAATCTCCTGGTAATGCGTGTTCAATATTTTCATGTATTGTTGCGTTTTCTAAATTAAGATCATTGTAAAAAAAGAAAAAATGATTTGCATCTCTTGATCCATCACCATCAACATCACCTTTTAATCCAATTTTTTTATTACCATTTTTATCTGTAACTTCTTCCATAACAATGCCTTCGGCTGCATTACAAATAACAGCATTATCAGAATTTGTTTTTAAAATTGTAACCATTTTTATCTCCTATAGAAAATTTGGTTTAGTTGGAAACTCAACATCTGGAAAACCTTCTTGTGCAGGTAAATCTCTTAATGCTTGTCGATAAGAAGTGATTTCTTCCTTTTGTTCGGCAGTAAATGGAGTATCACTTGCCATAGTCCAATCAGTTTGTTCTAAAGCCATATTTCTAGTATGTCTTTTTAATTGAATATTGGTTTCTTTTTCTGCTTCTTCATTAACAGTATTATCAACTTCAATTTCTATCCAATCATTTAATGTGCCATCATAAACTTTTTTTAATGCCATCTTTTTACCTATTTAGTTATTGCGTACAACAAGAATACGCCCTCAGTATATGTACCATTACCAGGGTAAATATAAAATGAATCAGCATGATTTGATACATTCTGATTGTTATTAGCTCCAAGATGCATAATCTCATAACTTGTTTGACTGTTATTGGTACTATACCTGAACCATGATTCACACCAAAAAGAAGCACTATTCTTATTGTTTTCATAAACCATTTTGCCAAAAATAGATGGGCTATATCCATTGCCTGTACTATCCATTGTTTTACCATTTAATTGAGAAAGTGGCATATCTTGTCCATTATGATAACCTAATCGTAAATAGCTATTACCTTCATTATAAGATTGAGATGTGTTTGACCCACCTTGTTGATACCAAACATTTCCATAGAATGTACCATTAAGAACTGTAGAGCCACTATTGTAAGGTTTGCATCGTATTTGATAACTACCAGTAGCTGATACCATTACACCATACCATTCTAATATATATGCTCTTATATCATCTGCATTAATGCTGGCTGGTTTTGAAAGTGTAAAGTTAGAATCTACACCAGAATCATTTTGTAAATCAACAGCACCACAAAATATTTTTGAAGTGTCTTGTGAAATAATCGTACCACCAGCAGAAACTTCTTTTGTAGGTAGTCTTAAATTAGTTGTTTGAATAGCTTCACCAACAAATGGATTATTAGTATCAGCATTAATGGTTGGATCAGGAGTTGTATTAGTTACTAATGCTCCTGTTGAACTTACATAATATTTTGTACCATGTGTAAGTGAGGTTTGGTTTTGTTCTATACTTTCACTATCAAATGGTAAAACATATATTGTATCTCCTGCACTACCAGATTGTTGTGCAAAACCAAATGATAATGCTTTATTTGTTGTGCTTGTTGTTAAGGTATGAGGAATGTTACCAGAACTGTAATGTATTCCATATGTGTTTTGACTTATTGAAGTTATTGTATTTTGATTTTGCCTATGTAGTTGAAGCCATTTACCAGCATTAGCATTGCCAATACTTGTAATTGACATTGTGTCTACCATAGCAAGAAACTTACCATATTGATAAGCATCAGATAATCCACCGCCTGTAACACTCGTTTCAGCAGAAAGTGAGTTTCCACTTGGTTGATAATAAACTAAACTTTGTCTAAAGCCATTACCATATATGGGATATACACTTGAATAAGGAGATAAATATCTATCATTGAGGTAATCATAAAGAAACATTTGAGCTGGAGACATATCAAAAGTTGATCCAGCATTCTGTGAATATAGTGTAGTCACAGTTAAAGACGATGATCCTGGTACAATAACAAATGTTCTAAAATATCGATTACTAACCCATTTATGCATATAAGAAAGTACAACTCTACCTTTACCATCAGCTTTTTGAAATTGAACATTCCAATAACCATTATTGTCAAATGTTCCATTGCTATTATCTGTTGTTAACTGTTCAGTATATTTTGGAGACCATGTATAAGAATTAGCATTACCTGTATTTTCCCAAACAGTAAATCTATTTCTTCTATTAGTGTCTAACCAAAAAACACAAGTATAATCGTTAGTATAATCATACATAATTCTAACAGGTCTAGGTTGACTAGTAAGTTGAGCACCATTTCCATTTATTGAGCTATAAGTAGAAGTACCTAAATCTGATATTGAATAAGAGCTTCCATTCCAAGTAAGTCGTCTTGCAGATATTACAAATCGTGAATTATAAGGATAACTATAATAGATATAATGCTGACCAGCAGTAACAAAATCACATTGATCAGTTCCCATACTTTTAATAGAGGTATCGGCTGTAAAGAAATCATCACTACTAGACTGTCCATCATTTCTTCCTATTAATTTATGCCTTGAATGAAGATTAATTACATTGTTAGCATCAATAGTAAATGGAGTTACATAATACATTAGGTTACCAGCACTATGGTTGTAATGCCATAAAATCATCCAAGTACCACCAGCAGAGCTGTTCATGTTTTTATGCCATCTTATATAAGGCAGAGCTGCTGGCGATCTAAAATTACCTCCTGTTCCTTGAAAAGCTGTTCCTGTAACTTGGTTATTATTTGGATTTGAAATCATATAACTTCCTGATGGAATTGACCATGTAGAAGATGCTGAGTCATAGTTAAATATCTGTATGTATGTACGACTACTTGTTGCTCCATAGATAAAGCAATATCTACCTGAATCATTAGCACACGCCGCAGTTGATGTTGGGTATTCACCTAGATAACTCATATCACCCATCTGGTAATTGCCGCTTGGACCAGATGTACTAGATGAAGATTGTCCTAATGATAGGTTTTGAGTTGTTGTTGTCTTTTTAACTTT